AGAGGATAGCTTTAGCTATGCTAATCAGCTAGGGGCTAGGCAGGGAGCTGGGGCGGTATATCTTAATGCTCATCACCCAGACATCCTACAGTTCCTAGACACCAAGAGAGAGAATGCAGACGAAAAGGTTAGGATCAAAACCCTAAGTCTTGGGGTAGTTGTCCCAGACATTACACTGGAACTAGCAAAAGCTAATGAAGATATGTACCTCTTTTCTCCGTATGATGTAGAGAGGGTGTACGGCGTTCCAATGTCTGACATTTCTGTTACAGAAAAATATCAGGAGATGGTAGACAACTCTGAGATCAAAAAGAAAAAGATCAATGCTCGTAGCCTTTTTCAAACGATTGCAGAGCTACAGTTCGAGTCAGGCTATCCTTACATTGTGTTCGAAGACACAGTGAATAAGTCCAACCCCATTGAGGGCAGGATCAACATGTCAAACCTTTGCTCTGAAATCTTGCAGGTAAACACACCGACTACCTACAATGCAGACCTTAGCTACGACCACATAGGCAAAGACATTAGCTGTAATCTTGGCTCTTTGAATATTGCTAAGGCCATGGACTCTCCAGACTTTGGCAAGACCGTTTCTGTAGCCATCAGAGCACTCACCTCTGTAGCCGACTTTAGTTACATCGAATCTGTTATGTCTGTTGCCGAGGGTAATAAGAAGTCAAGAGCTATCGGTCTTGGTCAAATGAACCTGCACGGTTACCTTGGTAAAGAAAAGATTCACTATGGATCTGAGGAGGGGCTTGACTTTACCAATATGTATTTCTACGTCATTGTGTACCATGCAATCAAGGCATCCAACGAGATGGCAAAAAAGACGGGGAGTCCATTCGATAACTTTGAAAACTCAAAGTATGCTAGCGGAGAATACTTTTATAAGTACACCTTATCAGAGTGGGAGCCAGCTACCAAGAAGGTTGCTAAGTTATTTAAAGATTCAAACATAGATATCCCTACACAAAGTGATTGGGAAAAACTTAAGAAGTCCGTAATGAAGTATGGAATCTATAACCAGAACCTACAGGCGGTACCTCCAACGGGATCAATTAGTTATATTAATAACAGTACTAGCTCTATCCATCCCATTGCTTCTAAAATTGAAATTCGTAAAGAAGGAAAGCTTGGTCGTGTATACTACCCAGCACCGTTCCTGACCAACGACAACCTGGAATACTTTCAGGATGCATATGAAATTGGTCCAGACAAAATCATAGATACATATGCAGCAGCAACACAGCACGTAGACCAGGGCCTATCCCTTACTCTATTCTTTAAGGACACGGCAACGACTCGTGATGTAAACCGTGCACAGATTAATGCATGGAAAAAAGGAATCAAAACAATTTATTATATCCGGATTCGGCAGCTAGCCCTAGAAGGAACAGATGTAAAAGAATGTGTCAGCTGTCAGCTTTGAGCTGCATGTTATAATAAATGTATGGGATTTATATATGCATTTAAATTGAAAGATAGCCAAGAGTATCGCTACATTGGAAAAACGATAAACCTTAAACATAGATATATTGCTCACAAGAATAGCTCAGAAAGAGGAGAAAACCTGCCTATCTATAGGTGGATTCGATCAAAAGGCTTGAGCAATATAGAGATGATTGTTTTGGAAGAGTCGGAAGATAAAAAATTGCAAGATCTTGAAAAATTATGGATAGCTAAAATTAAAGATAGAGGAGACAGGCTTCTGAATCTCACCGAAGGGGGAGAGGGGACGACTGGGTACAGACACACAGAGATACAAAAAAGAAGATGGTCTGAAGAAAGAAAAGGTTCTATAACTGGGGATAAAAATCCTAACTATGGAAAGTTTGGCCCAGACCACCCAGCCTATGGAAGAAAGCTTTCAGAAGAAGCGAAGCAGAAGCTTTCTGAGGCAAGAATGGGAGAGGGCAATCCCAACTACGGCAAGAGTGTGTCAGAAGAGACAAGAGTTAAAATGTCTTTAGCCCAAAAAGGTAGGCCAAGACCAAGGAGTGCTAGAAGTGCTCACGTAAGATATCACATAAACCTTAAAGGATTTAGTGAAAGATGTAACTACTGCACCGAGGAGAATAATGACTAAGATTGTCAAGCCAATTAATTGGAACAGGGTCGAAGACCCAATCGATCTAGATGTTTGGAACAGGCTAACAGCCAACTTCTGGTTACCGGAAAAGGTGCCAGTATCTAACGACATCCAGTCCTGGGCATCACTAACCGAACAGGAAAAAAGCACCACGAAGAAAGTGTTCACAGGCCTTACACTTCTGGACACAATCCAGGGTACTATTGGTGCCATGACCCTAATGCCAGATGCTAGAACTGCACACGAAGAGGCAGTGATTACAAACATTGCTTTTATGGAAAGCGTTCATGCCAAGTCATACTCCACCATCTTTTCTACTCTTTGTTCCACGGAAGAAATTGATGAAGCTTTCAGGTGGAGTATTGAAAACCCCTACCTTAATAAGAAAGCTGAAATTATCATTGATAAGTATGACGGGAATGACCCACTAAAAAGAAAAGTAGCCTCTACTCTTCTAGAGTCTTTCTTGTTTTATTCTGGTTTCTATTGGCCCATGTACCTATCTTCAAGGTCTAGGCTTACTAATACCTCAGACATGATCAGACTCATCATCAGAGACGAAGCCGTACATGGCTATTATATCGGGTATAAGTATCAGCTAGCACTAGCGGAGCAGACACAGGAACGCCAGGAAGAGCTTAAAGAGTACACGTATAACCTTCTTATGGAGTTGTATGATAACGAGAACAAGTATACGGCAGAGCTGTATGACGAACTAGGCCTGACAGAAGATGTTAAAAAGTTCTTGCAATACAACGCAAACAAGGCATTGATGAATTTAGGGTATGACCCACTGTTTCCTAAAGAAACTTCAGAGGTTAGCCCCGCTATTCTTTCTGCCCTATCTCCCAATGGAGATGAGAACCACGACTTCTTCAGCGGTAGCGGTTCAAGCTATGTACTTGCTAAGCAAGAATCTACTGTTGATGAAGACTGGGATTTCTGACAACGAGCTGGCAAAATTTTTGTCAGACCCAGAAAATCTTAACAAGTTTATTGGTGTTGCAATAACAGAGTCCATTGGCTATGTGTTGACAGATAAAAAAGAATGGGCTACAATAGAAGAATGATTAATGAAGAAGAATTTGGAAAATGGATCGTAAAAGGCATTGACGAGGGGTGGATTTCAGAACCATTCTGTAATACCCACGACATTGACCCAGCTATGGGCGAAGAAGAACAGCAAGAATGGGAAGACGGCGGAGACCCTTGTCAACACGTATTAAGGCTAATGGTATAAAACAATGGAAAACAGAACACTCGACTGGGTAGCAGAATTTGACCCTAAATCAAAAGAATACCCCATTAGGACCTTGCTGAGTCAAAGGAATGTAGAAGATAGGTTTATCATGTGGGGGGAGGGCGTTGTCACAGACCAGGGTGCCGAGGGGGCTTGTGTTGGTTTTGCTTGGATGAATGAGCTTTTGGCAGCCCCCCTTCCGCCCGTCGAAGAGCCCACTAGCGATACAGCTAACGGCATTGCTAGGTCCTACTACCAGGAAGCCAAGAAAATTGACCAGTGGCACGGAGAAGACTATGAAGGCACTTCCGTTTTGGCTGGGGCCAAGGTCATAAAGAGCAAAGGCTATATCGAAGAGTACCGGTGGTGTTACAATGTTGAAGACATTAAGGGCGCAATCATTTCAGAGGGACCAGTGGTTTTGGGTATTCCTTGGTATGAGGGGATGTACCGGACAACACAGGATGCCCTTGTATCGGTCAGCGGCAAAAAAGTTGGGGGCCACGCTATTCTTGTTACTGGGTATAACCCCCACATGGTCTTTGGGTCAGAAACCTTAGAGGTTTTTCGGTGGAGAAATTCTTGGGGTAGCGGCTATGGACACAACGGTTCCGGATGGATTAAATCTAAAGATCTTCAGATGCTGATGAAAGAGGGCGGAGAGGCTTGCGTTCCAATGCAAAGAACTCGCCCAATCTTTGAGAAAATCTAAATAGAGTTTTGGGATGTAGCTCAGCGGATAGAGCAGAAGACTTCTAATCTTTTGGCCGCAGGATCGTACCCTGCCACCCCAGCTGTTCGATTTGTGTGGTATAATTGAACCATGAAACATAAAGAAAACATTTTTAGATTAAGGTCTGAGGGCAAGTCTTATAGAGAAATCCAGGCAGAGCTTGGATGCTCTAAAGGCACGATAGCCTATCACCTTGGAGAAAATCAAAAAGAAAGATATCATCAAAGGACTAATAGGAGAAGGACCGAGCAATCCCGAGCCCTCTGGGACCTTAAGGAACAGTCTGGCTGCATTGATTGCGGAGAGAAGTATCCTCACTTTATGCTTGATTTTGACCACCTTCCAGAATATAAAAAGCTTGGTAGTCCAATTCAGATAGCAAGAAATTATAGTTTAGAAAAAGCAATGCAAGAAGTTGAAAAATGCGAAATAGTATGCGCCAATTGTCACAAAATAAGAACTTGGAATAGGTATGGCAAGAAAATTGGGAATATAGTTTAATGGTAAAACTTAACCTTGCCAAGGTTATGACGCGGGTTCGATCCCCGCTATTCCCTCGGCCTTGTAGCTCAAAGGAAGAGCACCACACTGTCGATGTGGAGGTTGCGGTGTCAGGATCCGTCAAGGTCGCTTTATAATTTAACATGCCCCTATAGTTTATTAGTAAAACACCTGTCTTGTAAACAGGAAAGGCGGGAGCGTTACCTGCTGGGGGCCGAAATAAACACATGTATAATAGA